TGGGTAAAATAATAGTACTTAAAGGGACTGGGTCGATATTAGCCGATAGAGAGAGCATAAATAAAAACTTTAAACATTTACATGAAGATGTTAATAGCATAGAAAGCACAATTACTAATAAAAATGTTAAAACGACTTCTGGGAATGTAGATAATGAGTCAACCGTGCCTGGAACTACTGTCACTGATGCATTGGAGAGTTTGAAAAATAGTGTACCTATTGACCAGCAACTAAATACTGGCATATTAATTGTTGATGCCATAAATGGTGATAATGCAACTGCAGTAAAAGGGAGTTATGATAAACCTTTTAAAACTATTGAAGGTGCAGAAAATGTGGCAGTAGTTGGAAATATTATTAAAATAATCACAGATGTTGTAGAAGCAAATAGAGGTAAAGATGGAATTACTTATATTTTTGAAAATAATTCAACAATGTCATATCCGTCAACTGACCCAAACATAACAGGAGAAAATTGGAATGCATTATGGACAGATAAATCAGGAACAGATATTTCTTATACTATAATAGGTGGCAGATTTACAATTGATTCATATTGGTATGGTGTGTGGAGAAGGTCTATTGTAAGATTAACATCAGCATCTAAGGTAGTAATGCTCGATTCTGAACATATCGAAATTATTGGTGATGATGGTTGGTTATTTTATTTAGGTGGTAATGGGTGTACGATAGATGTTAGAGCAAGTGGTGATATAGTCAATGCTTGGGTAGTAGTAAATCTTGGTGCTGCCAATACGAATATTAATATTCATACAAAAGGTAGTATTAGAACAAATGATTTAAGTTATGGTGTTACATTAATTACAAACAGTGGTTCATCATCAACTTGTGATAATTCTTTTGCAACTTTATCAGCAGAAAAATCAATAACAACCGGTAGTCATTATGTAGGTGGTGCAAGAGCTAATATACAATGTGCTAATTCGGCAACTGCTAAATCTACATATATTATAAACACCCCTTTATATGAATTTTATGACCCTCGACCAAATATGTCATTAGATGAAAATGGTATTATTTTAGCATATAAAGATTGTAATCATTATGTACAATTTAATGTAGGAATTTTGAAAATACACAACGATACAACGGTTGCGCCAGGTAATGGTGGGCACCAATCAGTATCATCTGTTAGTACAGACACAGCATATGCACCGATTTCTTTGGTACTTGATATGAATGTTGATTTAGTATTATTGGGTGTTGGGGCAAGATTAGATTATTCAAGAAAGACAAATACCTCAATTCATAAATCAAAGGCAATTATAAATTATAATAATACAACTATTGTTTATACTGACCCTGCAGCTCAAACAAGTTTCTACGATTGGAAAAGAGGTTCTAATAGGTATGGAGGTTCAGTCATAGATACTAAATTTTCTAACTTTACCTTTAATGGAACAACTAAGGTTATCATAAATCCATTGGCAATTACTGCTGGTCAAGTTGTATTTGGAACAGATGACAATACAGAAGATAATGCTTATATTGTTGGTGAGTTTATATCAAACGGAACGGTAAAAATTAATACATTTGTAGATAGTTTTACAGGAAACTCTTATGCAACTGGGATACCAAAGATGAAACTGTTAGATTCTACAATATTAACCGAATATTCAAAATACGAAAGTCTATTATAAAACAAAATTAAGAATATAAAAAAGTTATGGGTAAAATAATAGTACTTAAAGGGACTGGGTCGATATTAGCCGATAGAGAGAGCATAAATAAAAACTTTAAACATTTACATGAAGATGTTAATAGTTTAAAAAACATTAATAGTGTAATAATTTCAAATCAAATATTAGTAGTAGATGCTACAAATGGTGATAATTCCACTGCAATAAAAGGAAGTTTAATTAAAAAATATAAAACAATTGCTGGGGCAGAACTGGGAGCAACTTTTGGAGATACTATTTTGATTACCACGATGATGACTAATGAAATTGGTTTAGGTAAAGATGAAGTTACTTATCATTTTTTACCCGGAACAGGAATTACAAATCCTCATTTGACTGACCAACCAGTTCTTTTTACTTTTAGAAATGGCGGCCAAGCAAAGGATACTATAATGTTCCATGATGTAGGTAAAACAAATAATGGTGCTAATCCTATTAAATTTTACATTACAGGAGAAGGGGAATTTGTAGGTAGAAGTAATAATGATTTCGGAAGTGGATTTATACTAATAACCGAAGGGTCAACCGTAGAATTTAATATAAAAAGTACAACTTTATTAGAACCAACAGGAAGTAACAAAGCTGATATCGGAACACACTTTTATGTTCAATCCGACCTTGTTCCCGAAACCTATCAAGGATTCCTAAAAGGGTCTGTAACTGGAGATGTTATGGGAGGTCACTATTTCTTAGGAGCACACGCATCAAGTGCTGTTATTGAAGTTGGAGGAAATGTAAATGTAGCCGCAATATTTTGCCAAGCAGAAGGTAGTCAACTGATAGACTTAAATGTAAAAGGAAAAATTACTTGTGGGTACTGTGTTGCTGATACGCATAAATATTTTATAAATGTTGATAGAGTTCCTTGGTTTACAGATAATGTATATGCTATAACTGGAACCAACACGTTTAAAGTAACTGCAAAAAGATTAGAATGGGTTAATAGCGGAGCCGCTCAAGTTTCTTACTTTAATATAATGAATATTCAAGAATATCACGATGCTACGGGCACACACGCTTTTAACTATGTTGATATTAATATTGATGAAATAGTTATAAAGACCGGAGACCAAGCAACACAAAGAGCTTTGTTTAGATTTACTAATAACAATAGTGAAACTTATACAAGATTCAAATTAGATAAATGTAAACTTACAGTTGAAGATGGATTTCCGTTATTCAATATATCATCTAGTAATGAAAAAGCGTATGTAGATATAATGTTTCAAGATTGTTCTATTGACTATAAACACGATTCATTGGCAGCCAGTAGTATTTTAATACCTACAAGATATGCAATGTTTCATATCATAAATAGTAGGTTCAAAGTTTCAGCACAAGGAGTTACTGATGGATACATACTATTAGACGATTCTACTTCTACGGATTTGAATGTACAAATAGATAATATAGTAACTAATGCTATAATACCCACAACTTTACTTAATTACGGAACGGCAATTTCTAGTAATTCGTCCGGTATAAGAAGCGGAGTTACTGATATAAGAATAATCTAATGAAATAAATATAAAACAAAATAATAATTAAACATGTCAATAAGCGTAACAACACTACAAGGTACTAGCTCAATAGCAGCTGATAGGATTACCATAAATGATAATTTTTCTACAGTAATTAGTGGCATTAATGGTCTGTTAGGAATTTTAGATACAACTACAGGAAAATTTGATAACACTGGAGTTGGTTCAAATGGTGTAATCATAACTGAAGGACTTACAGTAGCATCTTTAGGCGTAGGAGTAACTATTGGTGATTTATCACTAAATGATGGAGATATTCTTTTAAATAAAGATGAATCTTTTATGGTGTTAGGATCAACTGGAAACAAAGTAGCAGAGAAATTATTTGCTAAAACATCTACTGGTAATTTTAGTGGTTTAGATGTATCTACGTTTGATTTACTTAAATTACCTAGATTAACTACTACTGAAATTGGAGATATTAATATAGCAGGTTTAGTAGGAGGGGAAATGGTTTATGACACTACTGCTAATGTTGCTAAATTATATAATGCAACTATATGGAAAACTATATCATTTGTATAAAAATATATTAATCATATCTTATTAATGTGTAATTTTTAAGAATATTTTATTAGCCGAGGCTTCTTGCCTCGGTTTTCTTGTTTTATGTTTAATTAAATATAAAAAGAAAATTAGTCAAATATGGCAACACCTCTTATAAAACCTATAAGTACCCAAGGAGGAACATTTTATGTATTTCCTTCTGCTGCTTTAGATATATCAAAAACATTTAGTGACGATAACTTTAGATTTACATTTTCTAAATTTGCATGTCTTGATGTTCCTACATTTAAGCAGCCTACAAATAGTAATAATGCACCATCATTTCAAGCAATTGGGAATGATGATAATACAGGAACTCCAGATCCAACAGTTATCACGGATATGATAAATGGTGTACAAAAGAGTAATGTATATATGGCTAATAGTTTTGAAAACTATGTTCTTAACTGGGAAACATTAATTCTTAACTCTACAAACTCTGGGGGCGGGGTATACGATGATAGCCTTAAATCAACCGTCTCTGAAAGAATATTTTGGAAATGGATGACTAATTTAGGATCAATGCGATTCCAAACAGCTAGAAGTACAGTAGCAGCATCTTCTAACCTATATGAAGAAGAAACTGAAAACACCGATAACACAAGTCTTAATATTTATAATAGAGTTGTAAAGTATTTAGGTGATATTGATGTTGTTAATAATGTAAAGAAAGGCGGTCAAGCATATACAGAAGTTTACTTACATATACCAACAACACATGGAAATACTGCAGATGTTTTATTTGGTTTAAGAAATGATAGTAATTATTCACCAGCAGTATCATGGACAGGAACTAATGGTAATAATATTGAAGGTAGAACATCTCATGTTGACCCATCTATGTCAGTAACTGCATATTTTGATAATAATACTACTAATACATATTCAACTAATAATACATTTGGTAATGTAACCAATAAAGTAATTCAAGCATCTACTGATATTGCAGGTTCTAGCACATATAACATGACGGTATCTAATATGGATGGTGCTATCATTGACTGGGATGCTGCTGATTATAAAAAAGTTGCTGATGATCCAAATGTTCAATTACTTAGTGAATTTAATGCAACTGCGTTAGCTCAAGATTTTAAGTTTAATGTAGTTCTTGTTTATTATGATATATATGACGTATCTAACCCAAGTGATACTGTAAGAAACCTTTATGGTGTTTTATTTATTGATGATTTTAAAGAAACTATTGCTGATGGTTCAACTATTAAAACATTTAGCAAATTTAAACCTAATCCTATTACTAAATTAAACGGTAATTCATATGGTCTTAAACTTAATGTAAAATTTGACACAAGCGCAGATAATGTTGGAATAGAAAAGGTAATAAATGAGTATAATACATTTTCTATGGATTTATATTCTGATGCAATGATAGGTCTTCAAAATACATTAGAAACATTTCAAACGCTAAATATAAAAGTACAAACACTATCATCTCAAGTAGATAATTTAGAAAAGTTTTACTATGGTCAATCAACCATAGATGAATTAAAAAATAGCATAAGTGCTTTAAGTGAACAGGTTTCCAATGCACAGATTGCATTAGAAAGCCCAAGCACTTTAATAGATCTTATTAATAATAATAGTAAGAGAATCAATTCTCTTGCGGCAGGGGAATTAACAGAAACTCTCACTTACAATCTTGACACGTTTTATCAAGGAAATGGTATTAAAATTGATAAATCAACTCCTAATAGATTAACTTTTCTAAATGATGTACAATCATATAATAATATAGGAATTTGCTATACAGATACAGGAAGCTTTAGTTATGTAAGCGGGAATGGTATAACAAACACAGCAGATGTTAATTATAAAACTAGAAATAATATTATATTTCTTGGTACATTTAGTAATTATTTTAAAAATAAAACCGCAGATTCTACTGTATCAAATGATATAAAAATTAATATTGATGATAGAGTAAATAAGTGGCAAACAGGACAAAGTTATAAAATATCATTTGAAAATACACTTACGATAGATTCATTATCAGAAATAATATTTTACACAGATGGTAATAATATTTTTAATCAAGGTTCTTGGAATTGGCTAGTAGGAAAATTAACATTAGCTGATTTAATTAATGCTAAACCTATAATTGAGATTATATGTGTAGATGCAACCAAGTATATATTTGAAATAGATGTAATAAAATAAAAAGACTAAATAAATGGAGAGCAAAAATACATTAGCATCCGTAATTGATAATCTTATTAAGCTACAGAGAAATAATTCAGACATACTTTCAAAGTTATCTGATGTTATTAATAGTGAAGCTGATACAGTAGAGTTAAAAATTGAAGATATTTCTAATAATTCGATAAAAACAGTATCAATCCCTTCACTTGGATCATTAAAGAAAGATGTTCAGCGAATAGATGAAAACATTAAACAGCTTACTGGGCTATCAGGTAGTGATGCATCAATTAGATTACAAGACGGTACATTTAGAACAGTTGCAACAACAAGCTTAATGAAAGCTGCTAGTGATATAAAAAATATTAAAGTACCTACTAGCTTTCAAAATAAAAATAACTGGTTTTTTGAATCTTTTTTAAATCCTTACTTATATGTTACATATAATTTTGGAAAAGAAATAAATCCTGATACTAGAGAAGCTAAATCACATAGGTTTATATTAAATCTTAATGATGATAGTAAGCTATCTCTTTTTAATCAAAGCTTTAAAGGAAATTCTAACATTGATTATAATGATTTTATTGACACTATAGTAGGTGCAGGAATAGAATATGCATTAGATGAAGATGTTATTAAGCTACCTCCAAAAGAATCTAGATTTTATGGAAATTTTTCAGTACTTAGATCATTTGAAGAAAATGAAACAGTTGAAGTTAATGGAGTTAATGCAATTAAGAAAAATATTAAATTTCAATTAGATAAATTAACATATAACGATAAGACATCTAATTTACTTGAAACTCAACAATTAAAAATAGGAGATTCTGTATTAGTTAATAAAAATTCAAAAAACACAAGATACTCCATTACTAATATTGACTTCGCTACAAATACAGTTTCTGTGATTCTTGTTGAAGGCTATGACTCTGTTACAGTAGGATCAGATAATCTTAAGTTTTATAGTACAACTCCATTAGTTCCTGATGTACAAATAGGAGTAGGGTTTAATGAATATATAGTACAATTTATTAAACCTATAGACCCATTATCAAATCAACCATCTGATAATTGGACACCAGGCGTTGGTTTTTATTCAAGTGAATTATCTATTAATGATAACGGCATTATAAAGACATTAGAAACATATTACCAAGAAAACGTTGTTGATTTTGGCGCTACTCTATTAAGCATAGCAAATGAGAACATACCACCATCTAGCAAAGGCGTGGTACCTAATAGAGTATCTTTTTCTGCATCGGAAAATCCTACTGAATTACAAGTAGTTCAAATTAATAAACATATAACTGATGTACAGAGTAATAAAGAAATTGAATCACTTAATAAAGAAAAGAATTCACTTAAAAGCCAATTAAATCAATTAGATGAATCTGTTAAAAAACTTAGAAATGAGGTTAGTACTAAAACATATAAAACTGATGTAGATAGACAGACTGATAAAAATAAATTAGCAAATCTTATTGACGAGCGTGCTAGTACTGAAACATTATATAACACAACAGTTAATGACATCATTACTAAAGCAAGTGATAAAACAACATCAGCTGCTTCTGCTAAATATAGAATTAGAGGATTTTTTGATTTGCCTATAGAAAAAACTGCAATAGATGGCAGTACACAAGATGTTATTCAATTTTTAGTTGAGCATAGATACCTAACAAAAGGAGGATCCGCAAATAACTTAGAAGAATTTAAAAGAACTTCTAATGATGGCACTGAGCTTAATGGAGTATACTCAAATTGGATAAGCACTAAAACTCCTTTAAGGCATAGGGTATTTGATGCAATATCAGGATCATATGCATGGGCTGCACAAAACACAGAAGATGGCGATTCAGTTAACATTAACCAATTAGATATTTCAATTCAACCTAATGAATCTGTTGAAATTAGAATAAGGTCTATTTCAGAGGCAGGATATCCTAGTAATCCATTGGAATCAGAATATTCAGACATTATAAGAATAGATTTCCCAGATGACTTAGGAGTTTCTAAAGACATATTATCAATAGTTAAAGAAGCATCAGATGAGAAAGTTAATATTAAATTACAACAGGACTTAACTGCTAAAGGAATTGATGGTCATATAGCAGACCAATTTTCACAAAATGATACATTTTATGCTCACCAAGCTTTTAATTTAGCAAGTGGCTATTTAACATCAGAACGAAATGTTATTTCTATTTTTGACAAGCTACAGGAAATGCAAAATGAAATTGATTCATTAAGGGCACAAGTTGAAAAGACTTTAGGAGTATTAGTTATTAAAATTGAAGATGATTTAGGAAACCAAAAAATTATTCAACAAAATGAATTTGTTTCTGTTTTTGCTGGAAATTATAAAGATATTGTAAGCGACCTTGATAAGCCTAAAGGTGTTATAGTATCTAAGAACTATTTCTTAAGAATTGAAAATGCTGCCGCTACAGATATTGAATTATACACAGCATCAGGTGGATCTAAGTTAATAAGAACATTAAATCTTAAATATTCAACTCCTGCTATAGGGTTAAGTAATCCACTTCAAGAAGATACTTTAAATACATTAGGACCTGGCGGAACAGCAGTTAAGCTACCTTCACAATCTGCTCAAGTAAATGGTCAATTTGTGTATGTTAGAAATAGTGATGTTACAGGAACTAAGGCAATATATGAAACTAATGCACTTGTTGGTGATACCGGGGTTGTTAATTCTCCAGTAGGTTCATATAATGAATATCTTGTTTCTAATACTCCAGGAGCAACTGCTAATTATGTTGCTACTCCTGAAAACTTTATATGGAGCGGAGTAGCAACAACTGATAATGTGACTGCTCCAGGGAGCGGAGACATACCTGGAGTAACTAGTACATTAACAAATGATTCAGTATATGTACACGCAGAGCATCCTGTATTACAAGCAGGTATATCAGCAACATCTTCTCCTAATATCACTGAATTTATTAGAAGTAATACAACAGTATCTAAATATGCGCCGCTTGATAGGGAAAATGATGATACTGTATTTTATAAACAATCTCCTTTATATATGGATATTAATAAAAATACCAATAAATTATCTTTTCAAGATGATGATAAGTATTTAATAGGATCAAAATCATGTGGTTGCTATATGTATATGGTACCACAAGAATATAAAGACGTTAGGGTTAATGGTAATGATACACCTAGTAAATTAAATTTAGAAAAAGGTACCGAAAAAGGTATATCAATCCAAATTGTTTATCAATTTAGAATGACAGATTATTTTGGTCCAGGCACAGGAGGTACAGGTAGAGTAGGTGGAGCATCCGGAGTTACTCAAGTATTATTTTCTAAGATATTAGGATTCGATGTATTTTATGATGAGCAGATATTTTCGTTTGATTTAGAAATAAATTCAAGATACAAATCTAACTCTGTAAGTTCTTCTGATATACCAACGCTTACATACCAAAATACATTTAATAAACTATCTGGAAATGTAACTACTGATATTACTGATTAAGAATATGATATTATATATCGCTTGATTATTTCTATTAGGTATATTAATTAAATATAAAAAGAAATAAGAAGTAGATGAGCACACCTTTTACAGGAAAAAATAGCTATTCTTTAATAAAAACTAACCCTAAGCTTACAGGTAATATAAAACTTGTAGTTGATAGTAAAGGTCAAATATATTTAGAGACAATTGACGCAGATAAAGAGCTTAGCTTAAATAGATATAAAGCAGTTAAAACTAATGAAAGGAGAAAATTCTCTTCAGATGTTTATCAATTATTTAATGAAGGCAAGACACCTGCATCACTGGTATATAAATTAGCACAGAATGAAAACTTCTTAAGTGTTAAAAATACATATGCACAACAATATTATACACAGTATACACAAGGTGCATACCCTAAAGTTTCCAAAGAATACCCTGAACAACTTGCATATTTTGCACCATCTTGGTTAGAAGGAAGTGACATTCCTGAAAATTTTGTTATTTTTAGACTTAATGACCCTGTTTCTATTAACACTAGAGATATTATAACATCATATAATGATGTAATAGAAAAGCAGATATATAATCCAGATTACCTTAATGGAAACACATCAGATTACTTTTTTAATACTATTTTAAAAAATAGCGAAATTCATAAAGTATATGACATGAGTGAAAACACTGTCATTGGAAAATACCTTAGAAATCATTTACAAGATAATAATTTTCCAGAGTCTCCTATTACAATAAAATATAATAATAATGAATACTCTACATATAATGGAATATCATTAAAAAAGAGTGGGTTTACTGAGGAGCCTGAAGAATCTTTTGATAATTTTTATGCTAGTGATAAAACAATTACAGAATTTGATAATAATGTAACTAATGGATTTGAGCGAAACTCTGTCATATGTGCTAATATGATAAACTTCGAGTTCTTATTTGATGATGAGAATAAAGATGATTATGAAGTATCTAGATATTTCGGATTCTTTGTTAATACTGAAGTTATTAGCAAATTTTATCTAAATGGTAAAGATTTTTATAATAAAAAACCACAAAATTTTAAACAAAATAAAGATGTTTTCACTAATGATCAAATAAACATTAATGATAAAAAGAACTTTACGTTTAAGAATGAAAATGGGGTTAAACTATTCATAAATGGATTAACAAACTATGACCTGTTATCCGCTGATATAAAAAACAGTAATTATATTCCATATGTTAAAGGAACTACTAATAAGTATTTTAATGTAAATACCAATACAGACTGGAGTACTAATGAAATAGTATTAAAAAATAAAGAAATAGAGTTAATTGATTTTAAAGGATACACAGATGAATCTGTAGGTGTCATACCTGCAAAAAATGTAAGCACATCTGGAAAAGGGTATGTTGAATTAACAATAACAGGAAACATAAATAATGTTGAAGTACGTCTTAAAAAAGTTAATGAGTATAATGCAGATTTTTCTAAAATAGGTTCATTTATTGCGGATAGTTCTTTACCTCAAGGTACATTCATATCAAATAAATTTTCTTCTGCAGGATTGCCTGAAAATAGTGCAAAGGCATTAACAGACGTTATAAATAAGTATGCAAGCAATGATGATGATTTTGGATTAAGCGCAGTTAACATAGGTAATAAAGTAATCATTGCATCAAGAGTTGAAAATGATTTTGCAAATACTTATAAATGGCTTATATATTCAAATAAGCCTACGGCGCCATCTATTACTATTAATTTTAATGACTTAAGCTTTATTAATGTTTCAGATTATAATAGTACATTTAGAACAGCATCTACCCATTTTAAAGGATATGATGATATAGGAGCAACTACATATGCACCAACATCTTCATGGATTTTAGAATCAACACTAATAGGAGGAAAAACAAGTAAAGTAAGTAGAATCAGAGTTGATGCTGAATTCTTTTCATATTTTAATAATACAAAATTCTTAAAAACAAACACATGGTTTAGTAAAATTAAAGGAGTGTATAGATATACTGATGATTATGTACTTGACGGCAGAACTCTTATAGATTTTACAGACTTTTTTAAATATGTAATAGTTGATATAGAAGATGATGAATCAATTTTTTTATCACCTGGTAATTATGCTTACATATATAATAATAAGCCTAATGAAGTTGGTTTATTATCATGCTATCCTATAAAGCAGTTTGATATTGACCAGTTTAGAAGTGATTATAAAAAAGATGGTGATGGGTATATAGAAAAGCAAATAAATTACATCACAAACAATATAGGTGTTACTACACCTATAAACATATCATCGGCTATGAATTCTTTTTCTGATAGTGGATTTGCTAGTCTTGTTGGGATCATTAATGAAACAACAAATGAATCTCCTAAAATAGATAATGAGTATAATAGGCTATCTGAAAATGAATTACCTACATTAGCAACACCGGGTAGAATTATACCGTTTATTAATAAATGGGTATTTGATGATGATGGAAAAGATGTTAGAGAAAATGGCTATAGGCTTAATACATCTACTGCATTTGGCTTTACTTCATTTTCACCTAGTAGGTTTTATAAAACAGCAGATACAAGATACTTTACTCATGAATGGTATTACCTACAAAAATTTCCTCCATATTTAACTGATATTGAAAGGATTGATACTTTTTCATACTTTGAAGATTTTATATCACAAGCTGACATTATAGATATGACATCTGATAAATTTTCAAATTATTTTATTCAAGAGAGAGTAAGTGCAACTGTTGACATTCCTAGAAGAATAAAGTATAGTATTTTTTCTGGTGGAAATGATGTATCATATTCTAGCGTAATGTTTAGGGGAGCTAAATTAATCATAAAGCGTAGAAATGAATATGAAACTCCGTTAAACTTCAATATTAAGAATATTGTTACTTATCCAAGTAATTATTTTAATGGATATAAATTTGCAGCAGTACTTACAAATGATACTACAAGTCCATTATCATATAAAATAATAGAAAATAAAAAATATAAAACTATAACATTTTATATAGAAGCAAACCTTGATGATTTTTACTTAACCCTTGATGAAAACAATCAAAGATATTTAGATAGAAGTAGTTTATATGTAATTAAAGATAAATATAGTGCTGATAATGTAATTTCTGATATATTATTACTTGGTGCATTTGCTCCATATGATGCAGCTGATAATAAAACATGGGACATAGCACTAGATGGTTCATTTATCATAAAAGGATTTCAAAATAGCACAGATAATAGCTTACCAGATTTTAGGACACAGATATTACCTGATGAAAGTGGACGATATAATAAAATAGAAATAACCACAATAAAAGGAATAATAAAAATTGATGGAATCCAAGAGGTTAGTTCTGATAGTATTAAAGCAAGTATATTTGAGTTTAGTACTACTGGGCTTACTTATGCAGCTTTTAATAACTCATATCTAAACATATATCCAAATTTTGCTAATAGTGTTAAAGAAACTCCAATATATAGAGATGGCGGGTTTAATGCATTTACTGGTATTATTCAAAATTTAAGTTTTGGTGAAATATTTAACAAAGTAAATAATGGAAATCCTTCAATAGAATATATAAGTTTTGATGAAGATGCTAGCGGTAATGTAGTTAAATCAGAAGATGAGTTTACTATAGAGTTTATTAATAGTGATATTAATGCAAAGGCCGATTATTTAAAATCTGAGCCTTTTATTACTAATGCCGTGAGTGATAATGATTATAAGCCAGTAGGATCAGTAATTACAAATCTTAATAACACATACTTAACACCTATAAGTAGAGTTAAAGGTAACTTCTCTCCTAAAGTTAATGACATAGTTTTCTTTAATGATAATCATGGAACTAAATTTAATAAAGAAATTAGAGATCAGTTATTGTTTAAAAACGTTCAATTCTTTTCTAATTATCCAGAATTTGCTCTATATAAACAACAGTACATAAATAAAGTAAACCCTGATAACCCTCTTACTGTATTAGAATTATCTAGTGAAAGTCAATTAAAGCCACAATGGTGGAGCATTTCTGAAATTGCTATTGATAAGTTAGATAGTTATATTTTTAGAAGTGATTGGGATCATAATTATTATAGAAAATATGTAGATAAAAAAACATTTGTATCATTACCTGGATATGTTGAACCTAAGGATGTTCCTAGTATGCTAGGATCAGCAATAATGAACATACCTGATAATATATCATTAGAAAAGTTTACATCATCTGATATAACAAGTACAGGCACAGGGTTGCTTCCTGATAAAGAAATATTATACACTCTTTTTAGAACAAATAATGACATAAATAAAGTGTATAAAATAAAAGGTAAATTACGAACTAAAGATAAGTTGATAAATCAAATATCACCTAGTCTTTCTTCACTCTTTAACACATATGTTAATACACGATTTAATTTTGATGATCTTAATACTTTAGATGATGATGTAGGCAGGTATGTACTAACTAATATATTGCCAAGATATGAAGTAGTTAATGTAGAGGTTTATGGTAAATTTACTCCTATTGGTGAAAGTATCATTTACATCGAAGATAAATATAACGTACAAGAATTGTTACAGAATGGCTTTACTAAACTAAATGATGTTATTATCAGTGGGATTAAGGAAAATGATTATGATAAAACTTTTGAATATTCATTACCTAGTGATAAAGATGTAACATTAGCCTTTGTAATTAAAATAAAATCTAATTAACTATGAGTTCAATCATAATTAAAGAATTATATGGTTCTAATGACATCTTAGAATTAGTTGAAAAGGTTAACTATAACTTTGACCAACTTATAGCAGCAGGAGGCGGGCCACAAGGCCCTGCTGGCCCAGACGGACCAGGTGGACCTGCAGGTAGTAGAGGTATTAGAGGATCTGAATGGTTTGGTGCTGATTCTACAACAACAGGCACAATAAATGTACCAACTGACGGATCTTTTAAAAATAATGATTTTCGTTTAAAAGCTGATGGTGATATACAATACTATTTAGCAGGATCTGCTGGACCTAGTGCTCCTTGGGTAAATAGCGGACTTAACATAAAAGGACCTGCTGGCCCTGCTGGCCCTGCTGGTGATGGCTCTATTTCAATAATACTTTCTAATCCATCATCAACCACTGGTTCTGTTGTTCCTAATGGTACTTTAGGCGGAAGTTATAAAACCTTAAATGATCATTTAATTAATGCAGCTAGTATTAATGATGAGGATGATAGTGCTGGAACTAGCGGATATATTGATAAAGGTTTAGATTTTGCTGCACTAGGATTAGGTAATAATTCACTAGTTCTTGCAAGATATCTTTCAATGTTTAAAGATAATGGAACATTTGAACCACATTTTTCTAATTTTCCAACAGAGGAAAGCGATGTACCTATGTTAATAATAGGACAAAATGACTATAAAGATCCATTTCCCACGTTAGCTACTAATGGTAAAGATCCTAATAGCGAATATACTAATGGTATTGCAATAGGTCTTAATAAAACACATCCTGATTATGATGCATTATATAAAGGCGTAAGTAATTACGGTGTATATGACTCATTTACTAAGCTTGCAGTATTAAATAGAAATTTTGACTTTGGTATAACATCAGTAGGAAGTATTAATCTTAGAAGCACAGGTGCAAATACATTTAGATTAAGTGCAGGATATTCAAGAGCAGAGATTAAGACAATTAGTAAAATAACAGATTGGTCTAACTTCTTTAACACAGATACATATACAGAATATAATATAAAAGATAGTTTTGCAATAATAGGTAGTGATAATCCAGCAGACACTTATTTTTCTAGTACAACTAGTCAATTTATAACAAGATATGGTGGCATATCGCTATCAAGCACTGTGGCAAAAACAAAAGCTGCAAGTTATATAGATAATATTAACTCAACTGTAATTGGTAGAAATGCTAATTCTTCATTTGATAAGAATGCAAATGAACTTATTATTGTTAATGATGTTGTAGAGGAAGAGGCTGCAAATACATGGAGTACACAAGGAACATATAAGAAAAGAAGACAGATTCTTTCCAAAACATATGATTATAGAAATGCAAATAATTATAGAGATACTCAGCTAAGAATAGGACAAACTAGAATAGAAGCAAGAAAAGGAAATCAAACTTCAACATCTAATGTATTTTACTTAGGTCAAGGCTATGATACTCCTATAATGGGATATAGCGCAATGAATTTCAGAATACCTAGTGGATCCAATCCTATGGCATATGGATCAACCGCAAGCGCATATAATTTTCTACCTGAAGATGGATTAGATTTTAATTCATTAGGATATAATATAGCAGATGGGTTTGTTGGTAAAGATAAATCATTAACTCGTTTAGGTATTTTTCCAGGGTTCTTTAATCAGCAGAAAGATGCTGCTGGAAACATTGATCCGTCAGATGTTAATAAAGATAAGAACATTGAATTATATTTAGATGAAGGTCATAAAAAAATGCCAACAGGATCCTTAGATTTATATGGAACCGTTCGTATAAGAGAGTATGGATTAGCAGAAAATAAAGAAGGGTATGTTGCAGTTAATGGTGGACATGGTATAGTAAAATGGGAATCACCTCAAAAAGTAGGTTTACCAACAGGCTCAATAATAATGGTTGGTGAAATTAAAATGTCTAGTTTTAATTTCTTTACAAGAACTCGAGGACTCTATGGGCAAACAGCATCTGGCACGGGTAATGAGATTGGTAGATATTCATGGAATCAAGGAAGTGAACCAAATGGGGCTGGGGGTACAGCTACATATAATCAGTGGTCAATGGCATTCCCAGGAAAAGGGTCTGGTGAGTTTAAAGGTTATTATGTATGTAATGGAGCTGTGCTAGCAGACACAAGAGATGTATATTTAAGAGGAGCCTTTAGTACTATAGAAGGTATACACGGGTATGGATCTGATAAACCTCTGCCAGGATTACAAGATAATCCAGCGTTTGATTATAATGCATTAAATAGTACATATCTTGTAAGAGCAACAACAGGAAATACATTTAATATAACTACACCAGTAGGTTTAAAAAATGCTATAAAAAACTCTGTGACTAGTATAAATGATTTATATGGAAATGATGGCCTATCAATGCTTGCACCTAGAGGGTTTGATAGTAAATTTAGGGTAGTTTTACCAAATTATTTTGGTAGATTTCCTAAACAAATATTTCCTAATAGTGATACAATAGCGCTAAATACCAGAATTACATATAATGATGGAACTGGGGTTCCTACACCAGATAATTATAGACTTAATAATAGCGGAGAATATATCATAAATGCATATCGGCCATTAAAGTCTGGGTTTGTTAAAGGAGGTTTTCCATATTTAAGAAATGAAAATCTACCATTTCATACACATTTTGATGGACTTCACCAGACAGTACAATATGCATCAGGTTCATCAAGTATAAATGTTATAAGACCTCTCGGTGATGTGCCGCAAATTCCTAGCGGCGTGATTGCTATCCGACGTACTACTGGAGGCGTGACAAAGAATGAAAGGAATGTCTATAATGATAGAAAGCTAGAAAGAGCATCTGATGAACCTAATGCATACTATATGACCTATGATTGGGAGACATATGATAACTCTAACTGGAAAAATGATACAATAGTTTCACAATTCAGACAAAGAACTCAGAAATTTTATGACCCTGTTTATAAAGGAACATATTTTATAATTAACCTTAATGGACTTAAAAATCCTAATCGAGGAAATACTGTAATAAATGATTTTGATTTTATAACAGGCGTTCCATTTTCAGGATTTAAGAATTTTGATACTCCTGGTGGTGTAAATGCTGATTTATCATGGTATGCAAATGCTTCAACTGTATTAGATGGCTCAACTGACTTTGGTAATATTATATCTGCAAAAGGTCGAGGAGGACAGCAACTACATATATATGAAACTTCAACCGGAGTTGAAAAGTTCATAACTCCTCAATTAGGACAAGAAGCATTTGCTGAATTTGAGGTAACTTATAGAAATGAAGGAACTATGCACCCAAACACATTATATAGAACTATTGATCCTTACACTTCTAGTAATAGCGGTGAAACTAATTTAGAAGATATTTATGCAAATGTATACACAGAACCAATACCACTTGTTTAATGAAACTTAAAAAAAGAGATATAGTATATATAGGAATAGTATTATGTTTACTATTCCTATTAAAGTGTTCGCATGACTCTAAGAAATCTGTGCAAGCTGACCTTATTTTAAAGAATAATAATATTGAAGCTATGCAAGATACTATTAAAACAACTGTATTAAAAAACGGCCAATTAGTTAGTCAAAAAAAGAGCATGGTATCAGAACTTAAAGATCTTAAAGTTTATAATAAATCTTTATATAAAAAAGTTAATAATTTATCTAAAGAACTTAAGTCTAAGCCAGTTGTATATGTAAATGCAGGCGTTAAGGTTATTCATGATACTGTCACAGTTAATTCAACCGTATTTAAAATAAATGACTCAACATTTAAAGTCCCGTTCAGTAAAGACACTATTTATAATCCAGGGAATGAAAGGCATCTTGCAGGTAAGTTAATTATTGTTACTGCAGACAGTGCAATAAATGTAGGTGAGTTTACTATTGATAGAGATGAGCTTATATTTGATGCAGAAATAGTTTTAAGTGAGGATGGTAATGATTTAATTGTTAGTGTAACAAGTAAACATCCAGGATTTAATGCTGAATCTATAACACCAGTTGTGTTAGATCCAAAGATACTTCCATCTTTAAAGAAATTAAATAACAAAAGGTTCAATGTGGGCCCATATTTTGGAATAGGGCTTGGTACAAATTTTACTATAGTACCTCAAATAGGTATAGGGCTTTCGTATAAAATAATACAATTTTAAATGAGTTTATTCTTAAATCTTTCTTCAAATAATATATTAGTTGAATACATATACTATGATGCTTCATCACCTGATGCTATTAATACAACAGATGCAGGTTTTTATTTAATGGAAAATGCGCATAATTCGCAGAGACAAGTAATGAATACCGATGGCACAGAAGCTTTCACAGCAAACACTAGAAACAGATCAGTTGTTAACATTGATGATAAGAATATTAATTATGCTCTATTAACAACAAATAAGCTAGGATCTCCATATAATGATGCTGATGCTAAACTAACTAATACTGCCAGTTTACCATTATCATGGTCAGCGTCTGAAGGTGTTATTTATGATACTGTTAGATTACATTTTATTCAAGGTTTTTCATTTAATGAAAATGATGGAGCAAGCATAAGAGTATCAGTAAATGATAAAAAAAATGTTAAAGTAAACTTACTTAATGGTATTTTTACATTTGAGGATAATTGGATTACGCTTAATGGTAATCCATTTTTATATGGAGGTAGACAATACTCAACATATATTGAATATAAAGTTCCTGCATTAAGATATTTAAAAGATTCATATAAAACACAATTTCAACAATCTGCTAATGCAGACATTCTTGCATATAAGATAACTAATGGGCAAGGGTTTTATGATACTGCTAATATTGAAATACAGGCAGGTATGTTTTCAAAGTTTGAGAAGAAATCTAATCAAATATACACTCATATAACAGATGCAGAGATATCTAGCATATCATCTAGTGATGAGTTTAATGATGTGGGTGTATACATAAATGATAGCACAAATGGTGATTATATCGAGTTTTATGGTACATTCAATAGTGTAATATTTGGAGATTATATGACAACATTAAATAATGCAGGAAGTTCATATATTGCATTACACGAATTAGTTGTTTCTGAGCAATTACCTAACACAATTAGTAGTTATGAGTTTATAGGTTCTTATAGAATTAGCACAGGTACTCCAAACTTATCAAATAATACATTTTTAAATAATTTAGATGCAGGTTCTTATTGGGTTGCTCTTGAAACAGGTCTTGACACTACTCTGAATCTTAGTATGAATAAGGGTGATTTACTTATATATGATCCAACAATAGTAGGATCTGTTAAAATAAAAGTTGTTGCAAGTGACGGGACAGAATTTGATGACATAAGCTCATTTATAAGAACCTCTGAACTATCATACATTCAAGATAGTAATTATTCAGATCCTAATGAGTTTAGACCAGTTTTAAAATATGGAGGAAGCGCATTAAGTTTTAAAATTGAGTACACTCTTAAGATATTAAATGTAAATACTAATAGCATATCTGAAAAAAGAGGTACTTATTTAAGTTTTAACCCTGCTAAATATGGACAAGAACTTATTAAGATAAATCTTAAAAGTAATATACAATCATTTGATGTTTATAATAAAAAAGTTATTAATTTACTTGGAGACACTAATAATTCATCAGAAGATACAAATATAAATAACACTGATCTTTATAGTAAAAATATTACTTCGTTTAAAGAAACTAAAAATGTAAATATATCAGCAAGTACTGTTATTATAAATTCAGATAATAAAATAGTAGATAAATCTTCAAGTGGTACTAAAAACATATTTGGACAAAATCTAGGATCTATCTCCGTAAGCCCATTTGATAATTATATACTTTTTAACATTTTTGATGTAATAGAAGATGAAGCAGTGAGTTTTGATTTAACTAAAATAGGTGAAATATATTTAAACTTTACGCCAAGTAATGGGGAAGTACTTAAACTTACTCAAGAAAATAATGAGAGCGTAAAAAGAGAAAAAGGCCAAATACTTTTTAGAATTACTAAAGAAATATATCAACAAATAGCAGGAGCTGTTAATTCTAATTTCTTTATTACTACTAAAGTAGGTAAAAATTCACCAGAAACTTTATTATATTCGGGTAGGTTTATTGACAGTCAAACAAAAACTACCGATGATGTAAAAGATGCTCTTAAAAATCTTAATGATAAGATAAAAGAATTAAGTGAAATTAATTCAGATCAGTCTCTTGTTATTGCACAACAGCAAACCACTATAAAGACTTTAAACGCTGATGCTCTTACATATCAAGAAAGCATAGAAAGAGAAATTGCTAGGAAAGTATCAATGGGAATGAGCGCAGAAAGACAAACCTTAGGAAACACTGCAAGTGATAAAGAAATTAATAGACTATCTTCCCAAGTAAGAGGAAGTAATTTTAATACATTTGGACCAACAAATAGAGGACAAACAAGCTAATAATAAATGAGTGATTTAAGTAGAAAAGATTTATTTTATGTAGGGTTTCCTAAAGATTTCATATCCACAGAAATTGATGCTTTTTATAGACCATATGTAAAAAGAATGCCATCATATATTGATAGCCCAATAGAACTTGTTAAAGGAACCGTGCAAGCAATCACTATACCTACATTTGGGTACGATGTCCCTGAACCTTTTTACAAAGATAAGTATACGCCTACTGCAATAACTAGACAAAATAGAGCAAGTATAAATCCACAAGATTTAAGTGATAAGTCATTAACTATAACATTTAAAATGATAAATGGATATGTTAATTATTGGATAATGTTAGATGCATTTCATGAGAAATATGACTTTAGTAATCCTAAGGCATATATGTTTGATTTACCAGTACATATATTAGATAATGATGGAACTATAATGTTTAGTAGAGTATTTAAAGATTGCATATTTAGTGCCATAAGTGAATTTCAAATAAGTTATAGTGAAAATATTGCAGGTTTTGATACATTTGATGTAACGTTTAATTACACTACTACTGAAATGAAGTTTATGAAAGGTTGATTAAATATAAAAAGAATAACTTAAAAATGAGCAAGTACAAATATTACATAGAAGTAGCAGTAAGAGACGCTAGGGAAGCTCAAGAAATATATAAAGATGGTACATGGTCAAAGCAAGGAATAGCAATGACATCAACTAATTATTATGAATCAAATAATGAAGATTCTATAGTTGGATTTTTAGATGAACTGGAAAATAACTCTATTGAAATATATGAAACAAATGCTGATGCAGTTGGAGAAGATCTTGGAGCAGCAACCGGAGCAAATGTAAACGGAATGGGTGGAGTTTCATTACCTAATGGTAATTCATTGGGAAGTGGTGATATACCTACTGGGACCGTGAAGGTTAGAAAGTTTAGTGACATTTTAGCTGATATGGAAGAAGATGAAGATGAGGAAGATGTTGAAATGGAATTAACTAAAGAACAGGCATCTGCTATTATTGATATATTTATGAATCCTGAAAGCGTTAATGAATCACAAATCGAATTACTTAATGAAGGAATATTTGGTTCTATACTAGGAGGTATCGGAGGTTTAGCTTTCGGTAAATCTATAGGTAAATTATTAGCAAACACTTTAGGCATTAAAGATAACTCGCCTTTATATAATGTACTCACAAGTAGACTTGTAGGTACTGCAATAGGTGCAGCACTAGGAAAGAAATTAAAATTTTAAAATGAAAAGCTTAAACGAATTTTTAAACGAAGCTAAGAAGTATTCACATTTAAGTGAAGATAGCGACAGAGATCATAAATATAATTCTATCGCTAAGATTAAAAAAGTTTTAGGAAAAGGTCAACCTTCTGATGATAAAATTAAAGCGTTCATTAAGAAGGAATATGATATGGATAATTCAGACCATCAAGATATTGTGAGTGACATAATGGGATATTATCATTTAGACCCAGATGATTTCTTTGATAAAGATGGAAATATTTTAGAAGCTAAAGCACCTATAACGCCTGAATCAGTTGCGGCGTTTTTAACAAGCAAGTTTCCTAATGGCCCTAAAGCAACATATGATATTGGCGTTAATAACGCTGATGGTGAATATGATGTATTTTTTGAATATGACTGTGTTACTAAGAAAGGCTTTGTTAATGCAAAAGATACTTTATTTATTGACATAGCTGAAGATGGCTTTATAAGTTTCTACAATAACTTTGGAACAAATAGGTATCCTAAAACAACTGCAAAGCTTGTGAAGGAAATAAAATCAATTATAGCACAAGATAAAAAAGATATTACATACTGATGAAAACTATACAAGAAATGAATCATAGGAACACAAGCAATGATATGGAAAAGCTTGTTTTAAAGCAAATGCAAATTATAAATAAAAAAGGTGGAAATGGAGTTAATTTAGAAGCTTTTTTAGATGCTGCTAGAAAAATGGATGAAATGGAAAATATTTATAGTGGAACAACATCTGTTAAGTTTGAAATGCTTATTAAGAAAATAGCAGAAGATGAGATAAATAATAATCAAGCTGATAGCGATTGGGGATGAAGATAAAGCAAACTCATATTAATATGGAAATATTAAACAAGCTTGATTTATTAAGCCCAGATGCTTTAGGTTATTGCTATAGAGAAAAAGGACACACTCCTAATATTGAAAATAACGATGCATTTAGAGGCCCTATTCCATTTAAGCCTACTGTAAATTTCAGGTTTATATGTGGAAAATTAAGCACTAATATAGTTAAAGAGATATTAGAAGAAACTGAAGATGGTGGAAAGTTTTTAACACATTCAGATTCAATATATGTTTGGAAACTTTTACCTACAAATAAATGAAGCAATTAGAAAGCAAAGATATAAAAGCACTTAAAGAAAAATGGCATGCTGAGCAAAAAGGCATATGTCCTTTATTAGGTAATAAATATCCACCTGAAGAAATTGTATTAGACCATCAGCATAAATTAGTTGCAGAGCTTCCTGATGAAACTGGAAAAGGTTTATGTAGAGGAGCAATACAATTTCAAGCAAATGCACTTGAAGGTAAAATAACTAATTCATTTAATAGGTTAGGGTTGTCTAAGCATATTGATATAATAAGTTTTTTAAGAAATCTTGCAAATTATTTAGAACATAATAAAATACAAGAAGGTGAATTATGGATTCACCCTACTGAAAAACCAAGAAGGCCTATACTAATGAAGAGTTCTTATAATAAATTAGTTAAAGCAGTTAACGGCAAAAAGAAAATACCTGAATATAAAAACAAAAGAGGAAATTTTACCAAACCGCTTGAAAGGCTTTTTGAGCAATTTGGAATTGAGCCTCAATTTAAGAAATAAAATGAAAAGGTTAGATAAGTTTTTTGAAAATAAAATTATAGTAGATGAAGATTATGCTAAAATAAAATCAAGTGATAAAGTTATAATGTCATCTGATTATACTATAAAAACTCGAAACACAAAACAAAAAAACACTCCTGCTAAAAGCTATATGAACTTTAAGCCTAGCGGTTTATGGTATTCATTTGGAACTGAGTGGATTGATTGGGTTAGACAAAATATGCCAGATTGGGAAGCAGGAAACCTTCATAAAATAGAGATAAACTATAAAAACGTATTAAGATTAGGTAAAGACATGTCTCAAAAAGACTTTGAGGCAAAATATGGTTTAATAGGATTTCCAGATACTGTTAGTGGTATAAAATGGGAAGATGTTGAAAAAGATGGATGGCAAGGAATAGAAATTAAACACCCGTGGGGACCTATAGGAAGTTGGATTAGACCTTGGGATGTTTCATCAGGTTGTATTTGGGACAAACGAGCAATAAAAAAGATAACAAGATATTAAGAAAGTACAGGAGGTTGCTTAGAGAATGTTACAATTTAATATTTAGCAACCTCGCTGTATAAGGAAGGTAGTTTATTTAATCAAAAGTTAGGATCAGATATTCTAAGATCATAATCCACAAACCAATCAAACATTTCTTTATCTGCAATTACTCTTCTTTTAACACTATCTGCATCTTTTCTATCAGAAAGACGCTTTATGCGAATATGTTCTGGTATATCTAAATAAATTATAAAAGAAGTTTCTCTAATCTCTTTAGATAATTTATGTATTGAAGGCGGAGTCATTATAAATAAGTTAGCAGATTTAAAAGCAACATTACTTGTTCCATAATACCAGCTGTTAAATTCTCTAAACTCAAAAAACTCACCTTGCTTTATCGCATACTTAAAAGCGCCTTCATTAATGAAATAATAATCTACCCCTTCAATTTCTCCATCTCTAGGAGGTCTTGTGGTATAACTTATACTAGGTTTATATCCTCTATCAATAAATCTTTGTCTTAAATGGTCTTTACCAGATCCACCTGCTCCTACTATTATTATTCTACTTTTCATTAAGATGCATTTAGTTATTATATGTATACTTTTTATATTCTATTTCTTCTCTTTATAGTTTCAGAATATTAACTCCTTATAGTTACTCTAAAAGAATCAGAGTCTCAACTTCCTTAGAGATTTTACAATATATTAAATACACAATCCAGATATTTGTTTAAGAATACTCTAATTTTTTTAATTTTAAACAAAAATAAGATAACTGTTATTCAATTAATAAAAAGAAATGAAAAAGATTCTGATAACAGGTGGATGTGGTTTTATAGGAACTAATTTTATCGCTGATTTATTAAAAGAAGGCTATGATAGTGACAACATTGCTATTTTAGATAATTTAGGTCAAGGTACTTATATGCCAGAGATTCATGATAAGGTAAAGTTTTATGAAGGTGATATTAGAAAACCTAATGATCTTGAAGATGCTATTGATATTTTAGGAGGTGTAGATATTATCTATCATTTTGCGGGTCTTGTTAGCATTTATGATTGTGATAAGAATCAAGCTGATTGCTATGATAATAACTTAATGGGAAGTATCAATGTTTTTAACATTGCTGTAAAATATAATGTTAAAGTTGTTTTTAGTGAAACTAGCGCTGTATATGAAGATTCTTATTTATATCAAGGAGGATATAGAGAAGAACAATCTAATCCTAAAACAATTTATAGTACTTCAAAAGCTGCAGTTGCTTCACTAGCAGAATCATATAAAAAACTATATGGTATGAAATGGGTTGCATTAAGATACTTTAATGTTGCTGGGTGTATGCAAGACTATACAAGAACAGTTCCACCGCTTTTTGCAGGAGTTATCATTAGATATATGCAAGGCAATAAACCAATCATATTTGGTGATGAAACAAGAGAAAGAGATTTTATACACGTTGATGATGTAAACGCATTTCATAGACTCTTGTTAGATAACAAAGATATCACAGGCACTTTTAATTTAGGAACGGGTAGAGCAACAAGTCTTATAGATATTGTTAAAGTAATTGCATATAAGATGGGTAAAAAAGTTGACTTTATTCAATTTCCTGAAATTAATGGAGAAGCTCATAGTATTTATGCAAATAGTGTAAAAGCACAAATGTTTACAGAATGGAAACCTGTTAAAACAATTCATGATGCAATTCAAGATACTATTGAGTACTTAAAAGATCAAGATAAATTAGGTAACATTCCTGAAAATTTTATGGAAAGTTTAGATGTAGAAGCAGTAAAAATTTAGTGAAAAATGTTATAAAATTAAGCAAATAAACATAACCTAGTTGATTAAATATACTATAGAAAAGAATAAAAAACTCTTTTTTATAAAAAAAGGTAACAAAGGTTAAAACAATTAAGCGCTTAAAAGAATTTAACTATTGTAATTAAAATTTAACAAAAGTAAAAACGGTAAATTATGGAAAATTTAGACATTTTCAATGTAAACATGGACGACTTCGAAGCTCCTGCTCAGTCGCAAAGTTCAAATTCAACTAACTTATTTAAACCAGATCCAAACCAAGCAAAAGATAAAGTATATTCTGCTGTGGTAAGACCTGTTTATTGGTTGGCTAATCCTGACGGATTTAATCCTAAAAGAAACTTCGTTGAGAAAAAGACATTCTATTTAAAGAATTCTGCTGATGAAGGTGGATATTTTGACTCTCCGTTCTCAATTGGCGAAAAATGCGAAGCTATGGGAGCATTCTTTAAATTAAAAAGAGAAGGAAAAACAAATCAGAGATCTGAAGATCTTGCAGATGAAATTAAGCCAAAATCTAGTTTCTTTTATTTAGTTTATGTAGAAAAAGATTTAGTAACACCAGAGAATGAAGGTAAGCTGATGGTATGGAAATGCCCTATACAAGTTCATAAAGTAATTGATGGTAAAGTAAATCTTGATGCAAAAGCTATTAAGATGGGTAAAAAAGCTGAAGATATCTTCAATCCACTTATAGGAAGAAGTTTAGAAGTAAACGTTGGTCTTAAAGGAGGGTATTGGAATTATGATGGTTGTGAATGGCAAGAAAAAGGCGAATTACAATTTAAAGGAGAATCATTTACTACTGAATCTAAACCTGAATTTTTAGAATTTATTAAAACAGGCGAAGAACTTATGAAGCCATACATTTATGTTCCTATGGATGCAGAACGAAAGTCGCTATTGCTTAGTATTATTACTGAAAAAACTGGAATATCTTTCGGGACAACTGCAGCACCTAAACGAGAAATGCAAATAAGTGGAGTTGTTAATAAAGAAGCTGATAAGTCAACACCATCTGCATCTACAGAATCTATTGATGATGTGATAGATGAAGTTGAGTCTGGTTCTGCTTTAAAAAATGCAAGACCTACATCTGAACCTATTGCTAAAGAAAAAACAGTTGAAATAGAATCTGACGAAAACATTAATAATTTTCTAGATGATCTTGATTTAGACCTTTAATTGATAAATCTATTAATGTAACTATATAAGGGTGGGATAAGTCCCACCCTTTTTTTTATACTATTATATGTGTAAAGATAATTTAAAAAATCATTTAACAGAAACCATACAAGACATTCTTAATGATACATTTACAGATGTTCATAAAAGAAAGCTAAGAAATAAAGGATCTGAATTATTAATGGCCTGTCCAGTATGCGGAGACTCTGTTAAAGATAGAACAAAAAAACGTGGATATTTTTATTTTGATACAATGAAATTCCATTGCTTTAATGGCGAATGCGTAGCAAAATATTGGGGAGCATTTAGATTCTTTAAAGCATTTGGTAAAAAAATAGGAAATGCTGATTATATTAAAAATATTGCAGAGATCTTAAAAAATAATAGTAAGAATAGACAACATATCACTCTTCAAAACAGTAGTGAATATTTTAAGTTCTTGCATGAAAATTCTATACTCACTAAAAGAATTAAAGATTTTTATGGATTAAAATCTTATGCATACTATGATTGGTCAGAACAATTTATAAAAGATAGATTATTACAAAGTGTAAAGAATCAACTATTATTTAGAGTAAATAAATGGAAGAAGAGAGAAGTATGGATCCTAAATAAAATAGGAGAAGATAAAGTAGTTGGGTTACAAATAAAAAATCTTGACGGTGGTCCTAAATATCTGACAAAAGACTTTTCAAAGTTAAATGAAGAAATGCGATATGATATAGATTTTAAAGATATTGTGTTTAAAGGTACTTGCGATAACTTATCTTTAATATTCAATATCTTTAATGTAAACCTTGAAATACCTCTCACAGTTTTTGAAGGTCCGTTAGATTCATTCTTTTTACCAAATAGCGTAGCAACCGCAGGTGCAACTAAATTAAAAGAATTTTTTGATGATATGGATAATATTAGATATTTTTACGATAACGATAAGACAGGTAAAACTAATGCTATAGATAAAATAAAGATAAATAAGCAATGCTTTATGTGGTCAAAATTCTTTAAAGATTTTAAATATAAAAACAAAAGACTTAAAGATTTGAACGAAGTGATAAAATATGTTTATGATAATCGTGAATACTCAGAATCATTAAATAAATTGTCTACATATTTTAGTAAAACAAAATATGATATGTATTATGTATAAAGAAATAGGTATATTATTTAAAAAGGCAACTAAAGCACCTACTGGCGATTTAAAATTACCTTTAGGAAAATGGTTTATAAGAGCATATAGAAAAAAAGCAACATCTAAATTAATCATTAATGATGTAGATGAAATTCCTACATCTGATCCTATAGATAAAACAATAACAAACGCTGATAAGTCAGCAGACAATTCTCTATTTTAATGAACAAAGAACAAAAAGATGCATATTATAAAAAGGTTCAAGAACTTGAATTAAAGTTTGAATCTGAAAGAGATGAAATTGGTAAATTTATCCATGAAAATATTATAAGTAAACTAACTGATATTAAAGAAGTTGCTGAGTTACAAGTACATACATCTTCACAAAGACATAGGTTAAGTGATAAAATTTCTAACCTACGCTCAAAAATTCGCAAACATAGCGAAAGAATTGGTGAAGAACGAAAGCATATGTATTTTAAGTATAAGACAGAATATAATGTTAGATTAAATGATAGTGAAATACATAAACATATTGATGCTGATCTTGAACCTAAGACAAATTTTAAAACTGTATTAGAAAACCAAATAGATTATTATAGAAGAACTATTGAAACTATTGATAAGATTGGATTTGCAATAAAATACTTAATAGAGTCAACTAGGTTCCTAAGTGGCGGTTATTAAATATATTATAAAAATACACATTAATGAAATTCACACTATCACATAATAATAGGATTCTTACTTTAGTAGATGCTGATAGGACTGAAAAAGGGCAACTCCAAAAATCATTAACAAAAAAACTAGAATACTATAATTTTTTACCTAACCCAGTTAAGGCAAAATGGAATGGTATAATATCATATTTTCATCAAGATAAGTATGTGCCATCAGGATTATGGATGGAGCTTAGAGAAGTTGCTAAAAAATATCGTTATGATATTGAAATAGACGGTTTAAGAAATCTTTTTTATGATTTGGAATTTAACGAATTTAGTGAATGGGTAAATAGCAAATTTGAAGATGCTACTGATAAAAAAGGTGAACCGTTTGCTCCTAGAGATTATCAAATTAACTCTGCCTATAAAATACTTAAATATAAATTATCTATTAGTGAACTTGCTACCAGTGCAGGAAAATCTTTAATCATTTATATAGCATTTTCATATTTATTAGATAAAGGATTATCTAAAAAATGTCTTATGATTGTACCTACAATCAATTTAGTAATACAAGCATTTGAAGACTTTCATGAATATAATAGCTTTTTAAAACCTAATAATAAAACACTATTAGAAATAAAGCAAATTCATGGAGGAGAATCAAAAGAATATACATATGACCAAAATATTTTCGTAGGAACATTTCAAAGTCTAGTTAAATTTTCTGATA